GTTGTGACAGGGAGGGTTATTTATGGATTATAAGAAAGAGATTATTGAAATGATACAGAAAATACATAGTGAATCAATGATAAAATTTATTTACGGGTGCGTAAAAAGGGCTTATAAAGAAGAAAGGGCAGGAAAATAATTCCTACCCTTGTGCTTTAGAAAATAAACTTCTCAAAAAAATCACATAACAAATCTTTTTTATCGGGCGGCAGGTTATCGTATTCAAGAATGATTCTTTTGAAACGAGGGTCTGACTGCTCGATTTTTGTAACTACATCTCCAAATTCAATATCAGGGTCTTGATTCTCTTTTAAATCTGTCAAATCTGACATTCTTATTCGGAAATAATCGGCTAAGGCTCTAATCTTTCCGGTTCCCGGCATCGAATTACCTTTGCACCACATATTAAATGTAGATGCATTTGTTCCAATGGCTTCAGCAATTTCTTTTTGCTGCTTCCCACTTCTTGAAATGTACTTATTAAGATTATTCGAGAAGATCTTTTTCTGTTCTTCAGTTGTCATGGTTGTCATGATTCTTTTCCTCCTTACATTTTGTATTGTACATCATATTTATAAAAAATTCAATAGTTAATTCAATTAATTTGAATTTTGGTGTTGACAATTCAATACGGTTGAATTATAATAAGCTCAGAAGTTAAGAAAGGAGATGAGCAAATGCCAAAAATTTCATTAGAAGCTGTTCGAGTGAACGCAGGATGCAATCAGAAAGAATGGGCTGAAATATTCGGTATTTCCAATGCAACTGTAGTTAATTGGGAAAAAGGAAAAACAGAGCCGACATTATCACAGCTCAGAAAAATGAGTGAGCTTTCTGGAATTCCTATGGACTTTATTTTTGTGCCAAATAACTTCAATTAAATTGAATTATAAAAGAAGGGAGCGTATAGTTGAAACGTAAAGTATATGTCATGGATTGTGGCGATTTTGTAAAAATCGGTGTCTCTGGAAATGTTGAACAGAGGTCAACACAGATTCCATACAAAGTAAATCAAATCTTTTCAACAGACGAGATAGAAGACGCTTTTAAATTAGAACGTGAAATGCACATGTTATTTGATGAAGATAGAGTTCCAGAGGCGCAAGGAAGAGAATATTTTAATGTTCCTTTTGATATTGCCATATCTGAATTAAAGAAAAGAGCAGATGAACGAAAAAATGTAGAATCTGTAAAACCAATACCTAGAAAGTCACTTACTATCAGCGAAAAACAGAAAGTCATACTCAAATTGATTCCGCTACTTAAATATGTTGATGATTTTGACCTCGGATACATGCTCGGCGTAGCAGAGGAGAAAAGCAAATCAAAAAACATGGAAGAATCTGAATATGATTTCCTGCAAGATGGTATCTCCTCTCTGTTATCCCTCAATGAGGATGATTTACGGATGACTTTGGGTTACGCAATCGCATTGAGGGATAAAGAACAAAGGAGGTGAAAAAAAAACAGTGAAGCGCAAGAAAAAAGAAATCGACAAAACAATTTCTGACCTGTGGAATCGTATCTGGGATTTGCAAGACCAGACAAACAAAATCAAGAAAGCAGTTCTGACAGGTGAAAAAGGTGATTTAAAGATGCCAGAAAGAAGGATTGTTCCTCCAGATGAGCCTATTCCGTTTGGCGGGGCAGTAGATATGGACTGTATCTTTGAGAAAGAACCATGTGAACAGGTAGACGTTGAATTTACAGTGAAAGAAACTTTGCAAATGTATTCACATTATGTAGATTCATTGTCTACCGATACACATGTATTGGGAGTTATTGCAATAGTTTCTCTAATAATTGCAATAGTGGCTCTGCTTGTATAGAAATTGAGAAAAGACTGGTAATCAGCGCAATGATTGACAGAATAGTTGTTATCCAAAATCTGGATATATCTTGAAAATATGCTTTCATGGCGACTTCACCCGCTTGTGTGATTTCATATGCGTGGTCTTGCGACCTTGAACGCATAAAGCACTTTTTACTGAAAAGGTATCTGCAAGCATCTGCTTCACGCTGATTACTAGGTGTAAATCCAAAATTTCTTAAAGCTTTTTTCAATATTTTATATTGATATCTTGTTATCAAATGAACACCTCCTTTGCAGGAGAGTATATCACAAGAAAGGAGTGAGCGCATGTCTGAAAAAGAAAAAAGAATCGTTGAAAAGCTGAAAAACGCGATTCCTAATATGTCAGAATTTGACAAGGGATACATTCTCGGTAAGACGGAAAGTTTTTCCGAGAATAATCTGGAGAAAAAATCAGATAAGAAAGAAGTAGTTAATTCAAATTAGAAAGGATAAGTATGAACGAATTAAGAATCACAGAGTACAAGGGCATTCGAGTTCTTACTACTCAGCAAATTGCGAAAGCGTATGAAACTGATAGGAAAGTAATTTCCTACAATTTCAATCATAATAAGGAAAGATACGCAGAAGGAAAACATTATATTTGTCTTACAGACGATGAATTAAAGGCGTTTCGTGAAATTCACGATTTGCCGACCAATCTCAATAAATTATACCTCTGGACAGAAAAAGGAGCTTTTCTCCATGCCAAGTCGCTGAACACCGATAAAGCGTGGGACGTATACGACAGGCTTGTCGATACATATTTTGAAAAGCCGCAGGCAAAACAACTTTCTCCAGTGGAAATGATGCGTATTCAGCTTGGAATGATTGACGATCACGAGAACCGCATTAATAACCTTGAAAATACCATGACTATTGACTATGCACAGCAGGAATCTATTAGAGACTTGGTGTCAAGTGTCGTAATTGCTCACCTTGGTGGGAAAGAGTCAAATGCTTACAAGGAAATTGGCAAGAAAGTATTTGCTGAATGCAACAGGGATATAAAGACTTACTTCGCAGTAAACGCCCGTAATAACATCCCTAAGCTGAGATTTAAAGAATCTATGGAATATGTCAGAAATTGGCATCCATGCACCAATACAGTAATGTGCATCAGGGACTGCAATGCTCAAATGTGTATTGAGTAGAAAGGAGCATAAATGGACGCATTACAATTTAATAAAGCCGTCAGCCAGCACTGCAAAGAATCTGGTGGAGACTGTTGCAAATGTGACCTACGGCTTTACTGTTACCTATCGCCAAGTGAGCGACCAGATGAGTTAGTGAGCCTGGTTATTGATTTTTTGCATAACCACATTGAAAACCATGGTCATTATACCCATCACAGTGCGGCTTCATTTCCGTGTATTGATGATATGGACATGAGCACCGCAGTAGGCGGCGACTGTTACCAGAAACCTCATACTCTTCATAAACAGTCACATGCTTGTGAATCTTGTGGCAGTGATACAGTCGAGTGATTGTTTCAACCATATAATTCCCCTTTCGTTATACTCGGCATGTCGGTGCCTGTAAAAGCATTATAGGTAGAGGGGAAAGGAAATACAATAGGTGATAAATAATGGGAGCAAATAATTTTACGCATTTTACCGGAAAGAAATCTCCATTCAAAACTCAAAAGAGAAAGAAGAAAGCAAAGGTAAAAAAAATTCATAAAAACAAATATGAAAGGAGCATGAAATGAGTGAAGTTGATACTTACATCAAAGAAAATGCAGAAGTTCATCAGTTCGCCGCAGAAGTGGCAAGAATCATATCTGGCATTCCACAGATGCCAGAGTTTTCAAACGAACGCCTGACAGTATCAGACGTGAGTAAAATGACAGGCATTCCTACAACATCTGTCAGAGCAGGAATCATCTACGGGTGGCTGCCTATCGGCACGGCGTATCGTGGGAATAAAGTGATTCACGACAGAAAAGGTTCTGGCAGAATAGAATTTGTTATCTCTCCAAGAAAACTCTGGGAAGAAACAGGATATGTCTGGAGAGGGAAAGAAGCATTAAAGTGATAGTGCCCCGGCGGTGAAGCCACACCAACCGGAGCGTTGCACTTACTAAATCGCACTTAGTAGGTACAGGTTAATTATAACTTCGTATCTGCTAATTGTAAATACCAAAAAGGAGAAATTAGCACGATATGAGCAGAAATAGCACAAATAAATGTGAAAATGTTCCGACATGGGACGAACTTGAGTTCATTCTTGCGACAGAAATTGTCGAAGAAAGTAGAAAAAAAGCAAGAAAATGGTTCACTGCATGGATTGTGACCGCAGCCGCACTGGTAGCAAGCAATCTGGCGTGGATTATGGGAGAAATGAAATGAAAGAGTATGCGCTGATTGCTGTTTGTATGCTTGCCGGGAAATATGTGGACATACCTATTTGGCTGAACATCTTTTTTGGCATCTCGGCAGCATGGGCGGTGCGCCAGATGGAAGCAGACTGGCAGTAGGAAATAAGGAGGATAAAGAAATGTTCGAGAAAGAAATTGACGAAATTTATGGACTCTGTAAAAGAGTTGTGAATGAAGTTCCGACAGCAAGTGTTACATTCGAATTTTCAGGCTATGGCTTGAATGTAAGAGTGCTTAAAAGAAAAGAGGACGTTAAACTTCCTAGAGGCGTATTTAAGTGGGACTTATATCGGAATGTATCCTTTGATTTTTCTTTTGAGAAAGTAAGCCGTGAAAGCCTCAAAGTAATCAAAGCTTTCTTGCTGGAACTTCTGATAGATGGGAAGTGCCCAAATGAGTAAACAGATAGCAATTATGAAACTTCTTCCCAGTCTGGAGATAGCAGGATGTATCAATGAACTGCTCAGAGAGCTTCAATCCAGAGGTGATTACATTCTGGATTATGAGAACTGCGATATGTCACTGGACCATATCGAATACCACAAAGCCGAAGACATCGACGGAGAGAAGTTCGGAGATACATCAGATAACCTGTATTGCTTTTTCAAGGTGGTGTAAATATGGACGAACGCATTCAGGAAGTATTGAGATTAATCGACATACAACTTGCTACAGTGCCGGATAATCCAATTGAAGAACAGTACAAGGCGAGAACATTGGCGAGCTATGTACAGGCTCTAAATGGGCTTTTAGTGGCTCAGAAATCATATAAGGAGGAACAAAAATGACTGAATTTGAAATCCATATACCGGCACGTAAAAAGGCAGTAGTGTCAGAACGAGACATGGCGGTAAAAGTGACCGGGGAAGCGTATAATGCGTTGACAGAAATTTACAATGAAAGCACTTTATCAATGCGCCAGATCGCAAGTCTTCTGATTGTAGAAGGTAGCAAACATATCGTATACGACAAAGCGGAGGTGTGAGCTATGGCAAACTTAATTGGAATCATGGGTGAACCCGGAAGTGGTAAAAGTACATCCCTTCGCAATCTCAATCCAGAAGAAACTTATTACTGTGATTGCGATGGAAAAGGTCTGAATTGGAAAGGGTGGAGAGATCAGTATTCCGCTGATAAGAACAATTATGTAAAGACCAGTTTTCCGCAGACTATAATCAAATATCTTTTAAACATTGCAGAAAAAGCACCACATATCCATTATTTCGTTGTTGATACCGTAAATAACTTAATGGTATCAGACGAAATGAGAAGATGCAAAGAGAAAGGCTATGACAAGTGGATGGACCTCGCCTCGAGCATCTGGGACTTGGTAGATATTCCGTCAAAGCTCAGAGATGATCTGACAGTGATCCTGCTGTTCCACACGCAAACAGAAATGACTGACGCAGGCTATGAGTTTACCAGAATCAAAACCAACGGAAGGAAGACTGAGAAAAACAACATCGACAGTAAGTTCAACTGGTTGCTCAGATCAATGAAGCAGGAGAACACTTATTGTTTTTCAACCACTTCTCATAATGACACCGCAAGAACGCCACTGGGAGCATTTGAAGAGGAATATATTCCGAATGATATTGTGAAGGTCATTGAAGTTATGAAGGAGTTTTGATGAGAGAACAAAACTGGTATGTATTTTTAATAGGCCGGTACGCCTATCGGATAAGATGCGAATCGTATTATATCCGTCAATTATACCGTGATAAAGCAATTCGTGAGTACAGGAAATGTGCGAGCAAAGAAGAAGCCATTTCTATGTGCTATGACTATAACAAATATTTTAAAAGGAGATAAAAAACATGGCAATTAAAAGATTTGGAGATTACGAAAAAACACAGGCTTACGGAGATTACGAAGTGCTTCCAAAAGGCGGCTATGTGGTGAAAATTCTTGGAGCCGAAGTTTGTAACAACAGTGTAGGTCAGTATGTAAAAATCAGTTGCGATATTGCAGAAGGCGAATATGCGGGCTTCTATGCAAAAGAATATAAAGCCCAGCAGAGCGAGGATAAGAAATGGCACTGCAATTATCTTCTGAATATTCCGAATGATGACGGATCAGAGAAAGATAACTGGACAAAGAGACGCTTTAAAACATTTACAGAAGCTCTTGAAGAATCCAATCCGGGATACCACTTTGACTGGGATGAACAGAAATTCAAAGGTAAGATTGCCGGCGGTCTTTTTAATGAAAGAGAATATGAAAAGAATGATGGAAGTGTTGGAAGAGCCACCAATCTGGCATCCTTCTGTAAAGTCGATAAAATTCGCTCCGGTGATTACAAGCTCCCAAAAGACAAAATCTTAGGTAGCAATAATTCTTCACGCGCTAATTCAGATGATTTCATGAGTGTTCCAGACGGTGCAGATGAGGAGATGCCATTCAACTAATGGATATTTTTGATCAAAAAGAAGTCTTAAAGTCTTTCCAGATTCTTGTTGATTCCAGGGAACAAGCGACCGAACGAGCGGAGAAGCGGTATAAATCCTTTTCCGCTCCATATAGTCGAGCAACATTGGATTATGGTGATTATACCTATAATGCAGTGTTGCCAGATGGTAGTTCACTTTTTGACACATGTGAAACCATTAAACCATTCTGCGTGGTGGAACGGAAAATGAATTTAGATGAGTTAGCTGCATGTTTTACCAGGGGGCGTGAGAGATTCAAAAGAGAGTTTGAACGGGCATTAGATCAGCAGTGTAGGATTTACCTCATCTGCGAAAATTCGAGCTGGGAAAACCTTTTGAACGGTAAATATCGAAGCAAATTCAACTCCAATGCGTTTTTAGCTTCCAGTGTTGCATGGATGGTCCGATACAACATGAATGTGGTTTTTTGCAAAGAGGAAACATCTGGAAGACTGATAAAAGAAATTTTATACAGAGATTTAAAAGAAAGACTTGAAAGGGGTGAGTTTGATGGATAAAAGCTTGTATGTTTATTTAAAATTAATAGATGCAGGATTCAGTGTGGAAGCATTCAATAATGGAAAGCAATTTAATGCACGTGATAAAAACGGCATAATTCAGAGCTTTTATACTTCTGGAACAATCGTTGCTCACGATGCAAATAATAAGATACATTCAATTCGAGAAAAAACGGTAGTAGATTTCATTAATCTTTTAAACAATCCAGAAATGTTAAATCAGCTCATAGGAGTTTACAATGAATGAATATCCAAGTATGTATGATGCGGCTATCGAATATGCCAAAAAAGGATTTGCTGTCTTCCCGTTAAAGTACCGCGATAAAGTTCCGCTCACCAGGAATGGATGTAAGGATGCAACTACAGACGCAGCTCAGATAAAAGCTTGGTGGCAGAAATATCCAAATGCAAACATAGGCCTTGCGACTGGCTCAGTTAGCCAGAATGTATTTGTAATTGATTTAGACATTGACGAAGATCGCGGAATAGATGGGTACCATTCACTTGAAGATTGGCAGCGTGAACACGGTGATTTCCCAGAAACATGGACGGCTATCACAGGGCGTGGCGGATACCATTTGTACTATCGTGGAAATGGCAAAATAAAGAACCGAGCCGGAATTATTGATGGTGTAGATATTCGTGGAAATGGCGGGTATGTAGTAGCTCCTCCATCAATACATAAGAATGGCAATCGGTATGAATGGGAATACTCACCGGACGAATTTGAGATCGCAAAGGCCGATAACAATGTAGAATACTTCCTGAACCATGACGATCAGAAACAAGGTACAACTTTTACCATGCCAAATATCGTGGCAGCAGGACAAAGAAATCAGATGCTTTTTCGTTTTGCGTGTATGATGCAGGCGAAAGGAGCGTCAGATCAATCAGTGTTCGCTGCTACCATGGCTGAGAATGAAAGTTCCTGCTCGCCTCCATTAACTGAACAGGAAGTCAAAGTCATTGTATCAAGTGCGACTAGATATGATAAAGGAAAGCCCATTCACATTGACTCAGAGGGGGTTGCAACGCAAGGGTGGAGGGATCCGGAGTTTGATTTTACAGAAAAAGGAACAATGATTCAGAGCATTAAGAATATGTGTGAAGCCATTGAATACGACCCTGATTTGTATGGACATATTAAATACAACGAGTTGTCATATGCGCCCTTTGTCTGTGGGAGTCTCCCGTGGGAGCACGTAAACATGTATAGGGAATGGAGCAACAGTGATGACAGCAATTTGAAGTCGTACATTGAATCAAAATATGGGCTAAAGAGTCTGGAGAAGATCATGGAAGCACTTAATATCGTGGCAAATAGAAACAGATTCAACCCTGTTGTTGATATGCTTACTGACATTCATAAGAATAAGTGGAATAAAAAGACCGGATATATCAACAAACTACTTCCAGAATATCTGGGAGTAGAAGACACAGAGTATTCCAGGGAATGTATGAAACTGTTTATGTTAGGTGCAATCAGCAGAGCGTTCCATCCGGGATGTAAGTTTGACTACATGCCAGTATTATACGGCTCACAGGGAATTGGAAAATCTACCTTCCTGAGACTTTTATCACTCAATAACGCATGGTATAACGACAACTTCAATACAGTCGAGGGCGACAAAGCCCCGGAAAAGCTTCGCGGTATGTGGATGGTGGAACTGGCGGAACTGCTGGCTACTAAAAAAGCAAAAGAAGTTGAGAGCATCAAAGCATTTTTAACATCCACAGTGGACACGTACAGACCTCCATATGGGCGCAGAACAGAGCAGAGACCAAGAGTGTGTGTATTTGCCGGAACAACCAACAATGACCGTTTCCTGACTGATAGAACAGGCAATAGACGATTCCTTCCGATAGTCACGAGAAAAGAACACGTCCTGAAATCCATGTTTGATGATCCACAGGCCGTAGCGTCAGACTTTACAAACGCTTGGGGAGAAGCCATGGAGCTTTTTGAAAGGGCCGATAGAACACCTAAGTTAATTCTTCCGAAGAATTTACAGCGATATATAGAGGATAAACAGGAGGAATTTATGGAGGAGGACGTGAGAGTTGGAATTATTCAAGAATGGCTAGACCATACAACGGAACCTCGCGTTTGCGTCGCAATGCTATATGAACAGGCGCTGGGTAACGAGGGCCGCAAGCCCACAAGGTTCGAGTCCAACGAAATTCACTCCATCATGCAGAACTGCATTGACGGATGGGAAAGGGAAAATGGTGGGAAACGGGTGAGATGTGGAAAGTATGGTCCGCAGATATGCTACCAAAAAGTCAGAAAATTAAGTGAATTTGAAAAAATGTGTGAGTGTGAGATACCATTTGACTAGAATTAGTTACACTTAGTTACATTTAGTTACACCCCAAGATACACCTCAAACCCTTATAAATACTGTATTTTTTACTTAGTGTAACTAATGTAACTAATATTTTACTATAAAGTATATTTTAATAATTATATAAAAAGGTAATTATAGGGAAAATTAAATACTTATGTTACACGTTACACATTCAGGGGGGGGGAGAAATGGCAAGCGTAAGAAAAGATGATATTCCAATGATGGCAATGTTTATGCCTAAATTATGGGAATTAATAAAAGAGTTTTACCTGGTTGAACTCACAGATGAATATTCAAAAGCAGCTTATGACCGCTGTATGGAATTGATAGAAATATATTCAGATCCATTAGCAAAAGAATTTGTTTTAGCATTTTGCAAATTTATTGATTCTAAACAAAGGGAGTTGAGAAAGAATGTACAACACTAAGAATAAATACGAGCAGGGACAGGCGCTTAGAAGAGAAATCTACATGTATGTAGTAAGCTACTTTAAACTTGTTGGATACGCACCATCGGTCAGCGAGATTTGCGAGAAGGTAGACGCAAGCAGAGCTACTATCTGGAGACATTTAAACCAGCTTATTGATGATGGGTTGCTTAAAACAGCACACCCGAGTACTGATAGAGCCTATGCTCCGACAGGATACGGGTTCGGAAAGGTGAAGAAATGAACAAAATGCGTGAATATGAACGTGGCAGGGAAGATGGTCTTGACCTTGCTAGACGAATCACCAGAGAGGGCGGTCTTGAAGCCCTCGAAAAGGAATGCAGATTCAGGGGAGTAACAGGAATACATACCTGAATGGATTGATTATGTGCAGGCTATCAAGGAAGAACTGGGAATTGAATTAAGCTTTTCAGGAGAAATGAAAAGTCATGCAGAATAACGGACAGGTAGCATTTGGCTAAATGAAAGTGAGGATGAGAAATGAAAATTATGTTAAAAGAAATCAGCAGAGACGATTTAAAGGTAGGAGATACCGTTGGAATTGCCAGGGAAGTAAGATGTGGGTGGGGAACCAGCTTCCGACACAGACGTATTTATCCGGCGACGATTGTAAAAATCACCACAAAGAGAACCAAAATCGAGACAGACCAGTTCGGAGAACATGATAAATACGAAATATTCTACGAATATGACAATAACGCCAAGAAAGAAACAGAGTTGGCAGAGAAGTTCGTGAAGATAAAAAATGCAATATATAAACTTGACCAGTTCAGGAACGTACCTGGACTGAGACATCTTAGAGATGAAGACATTCTCGAAATGGCGGATTACGCAGAAAAAATAATGGAAATTTTAGACAGTTACAGAAATGAATAACGAATCCTCGGTAAACCGAGGTTGTATCAAAATTAGAATGGTGAATTGATACATAAATAAATACAGAAATCATGGAGGACTGCACAATAGCGTGCCAGTTGCTTACATGGGGAAAGTGAGGATGGAAATGGGAAAATTAAAACCTTGTCCGTTTTGCGGAAAAGAGATAGATACAGAGAAAAATGTATACATTCCAGACAGAGACTGGGCACCGTCTTTTTACGATCCTGACAGCGGGGGAAATCCAATAGCCATTCACTGTGAATGCGGATTAACATTTTGCACAGACACATGGGATTGGAAGGAAGCTGTTGAAATATGGAATAAAAGAGTAAACAAGGAGGACGCAAAATGAAATTCAAAAGTAATGCAAAATACAACAAAGAACTTAAAACCGGAAGTATTTTCTCTTTAAAAAGCAATTCTCTGGGAATCGTTATTCACAAATATGTTGGTTGTGGAGATTCGCTGTTTCTTAGTAGCAGCACACTGAACATTGACAACTACGATCTTGAAACAGAAGATTTTGACGAAGCTGTCAGTAAAGCGAAAGAAATTATCATGAGTAAAGTTAAGAAAATCAGAGAGGATGCTTACAAATTCTATTCAGACAACAATATTGAATTTGACAGATAAGAGGAGGACAAAAAATGAGCTACTGTGACGGAACTTGTAAGTATCTGAATGCAAGAAAACACAAATGCGAATTGACAGGAGAAAAACTCGCATACATGAAATACAGTAATGCTGTAATTAAGTGTTCAGTGCATGAACACAGGGGATTCTGTGAGAAAGACAAGGAGGACGCAAAATGTTAATCAGAAGTCAGAATAAGGAAGTTTTAGCTACACTTGAACTTTTATTCGATGTCGAAGTCTCGGGTGGAGTAATAAGTGCAAGAAGAGATATGAGTTGGTGCTGCTTGCTCGGAGAATATTCCACCAAAGCAAAAGCCATGAAAGTACTGGATATGATTCAGGAAGCCTATGTAAATGGACATATTGATTATCAGATGCCAGAGGACAGTGAGGTGGTTGTATGATTACATTCTTATTAGGATTCACCCTTGGAACCATATTCGGAGTGGCTGGTCTTGTATGTGTGGCGATCATGTACGACAAGCACCACCCAGACGATTAGAAAGGAGAACGGTATGCTGACAAAGAACAAAAAGCTGAAAGACTACGGTATTCCGGCAGAAGACATTGAAAAACTGAATGCGATGCTGAAAGACTTTCCGGCAGAGTACGGATACCTGCTTTCCAGTGCCGCCTTGTCAGCTTGCCCGAAAAACACGGTGATATCAGATATGGTTATTGAGAATATCTTGTACCGGAAAAGTTACAGGAAAATCAGCAGAGAAAGATATATCCCGATGAATCCTAAAGACTTTTATGGATACAGGCGCAAGACTGTCGCTGTACTGTATGAGAGAATGCGGTTGTTGGGAGTGTGGGAGGATGAATAAATGCGTTTAATTGATGCAGACAAAATAATTGACTCTCTTGGAAATTCGGATATGGATTTTGCAATAGGTGCAGTTATTGACGAACAGCCGACAGTTTTTGATGTAGATAAGGTTGTGGAGCGGTTAGAAGAAGAAGAGAAGAGAGCATTTAAACTATGTTTGGGAACTAATGACAGCACGCAAAGGCTGAAATACATTGAAAAAGAACAGACGATAGCTTTAGCAATCGAAATTGTAAAAGGTGGTGGAGTTGAATGAGAGAAATTCTTTTCAAGGCAAAGCGGATTGATAATGGTGAATGGATTGAGGGAAGTCTCATAGATTTAGATATTGACAGCGGATATTGTTATATTGTTCCGCCGTATAAAAAAGCAAGTATATTGCCAATCAACTTTTTGATAACAGGCAGAATGGAATTGGTTGCTTCAGAAACCATCTGCCAGTTCACGGGACTTTACGACAAGAACGGTAAAAGAATCTGGGAGAATGATATTATCAAATATCATTTCGGAGAAATCTGTGCTCCAATCAAATATGGATGCTATCAAAATTGTTTTGATTCTCAGAAAACAGAACATGTCGGATTCTATGTAGATTGGTCGGATGACAAATGCCTTAGAAAAGATTTAGGGTTTTGGATTAACATGGTAGGCACTATGCAAGTTGGAAACATTTTCGACAATCCAGAGTTATTACAGGAGGAATCAAATGAGAAAATCAGTATTAGTGATTGACACACCAGAGAATTGCGGAAAATGTAAATTTATAAGCGGATTTTGGTGCAGAGCAAAGCTATTACCCATAGAGTATATGTTAACGAAAATTGCAATTGTTACGAAGCATCAGAACTCCTCGGGACGAAAGAAATGACAGCAAGAGAGTTTATTGAGTGGTATATCAATATGAGATTTTTGTGCAAAAATCGTATATGTGCAGAATGTGTACTTAACGAAAAGAATACTAAGTGTAACCGTAATTTGTGCAATACATGCAACTGGAAAGGCAACATTGATGAACTTCTCGAAATTGCGGTATCGAGCAGAACTACAGAAGAAAAAACCATTGACACGCTTGAAAAATTTATCGAGAATCCAGATCGTACAGCATTGAACGATGAATTTATTGAGTCTTTGAAGCTGGCAGTTGAGAAGTTGAAAGAGGTGAAGTAGATGGAGAGATTAACACTTGACAATGCTATTAAATACATCAAAGAAGTAGCGAGAAAGAACAGAATAAACAAAGAGAAAAATACCATCATTATTCCTAACAGTTTTATCAGTAGTAATGATTGTGCAGATAAATACGGACAAGTTGCGAAATGGTTAGAGGAACTGAAATCTTATAAAGACTTAGAAGAACATGGCTTGTTTGTGAGATTGCCGTGTAAGGTTGGAGATACGGTTTGGGTGGTAACATCGCCAATTAATGTGTTTGGTTATGATGAATATGATGGAGATGCGGAATATGAAGTATATGAATCTTTTTTATCAAGCGTATCTTATTATGCGTCTGGAGAACAATTCAGAATTTACGCAAAAGTAACGAATAGTTTTATTGTGGCATACTTTAGAGAATGTGATTTTGGAGAATCTATATTCCTCACCCGTGAAGAAGCTGAAAAGAAGTTGGAGGAACTCAAAAAATGAAATTTAAAGAATTCACAAATTGGTGTAATGAAAGAGCCTGTGATGGATGTTGGGGAATGCTGGAAGCAATGGCGTGTATTAATTTAATGGATGAGATTAGAAAAACTCCATTTTGGAAAGGAGAAAAATTCTGGAAAGAAAATTATGAACATCAGGTATTGGAAGAGATTATTAATCCGATAGAGAAGAAGTTGGAGGAGATGATTAAATGAATCTTAGAAAAGCTACACTAACCGACTATGGAGTGCCGCCGGATGATATACCGGCGCTTCAAAGTCATTTCAGACACCTTGACGAGAATGACAAGTACAATCTTCTGCAAGTGTCAATCAAATATGCGCCAGGCATAGAAACGCAGATATACGACAGCATAGTGAACTGCATAGGATACCGGACAATGGAACGATTCCGGGATATTCCAGTATCCGAAAATGATTTCTACGGATACAAGCGCAGGATCATGGCAGAATATTATCACTTGGCAAAATTGACCGGAAGATTATAAAATTGATAAAAAACTAAAAGTGGTGTAGAGGTACATAACCCCTAGTGTGGTATTATAGTATATATAACTATAACTATGCTAGGGTGTTTTAATTCAGAAAGGATATGATTGGATGTTGATAGGATGGCAAACGAGGAAAATTTAAAACCATTTACAAGCAATCAAAGCCGTGAGGAAGCCGTGAGAAACGGACAAAAAGGCGGTATTGCATCTGGATATTCTAGGCGACAAAAAAAAGCCCTTTCTGATTATGTAAAAATTATAGCCGAAAGTCCTGCATCAAGTACTGCAAAAAAGAAACTTGCAAAAATGGGGATTGCTGACGAAGACGCAAATAACATGGCAGTCGTAGCAACTTCTCTGTATAAAAAAGCGGCAGATGGAAATATACAGGCTATCGAAAAATGGGAGCAGCTAACAGCAGCTTCAAAAGACGATGATGAAAAATATGAACTTCCTGCCAGAGTACTTGGCAAGGCATTCGTGGATATTAACCGACAGATTAAGCCTAATATTGAATATGTATTTGAGGGCGGTCGAGGTGGTCTGAAATCTTCATTTGTGGCCTTTAAGATTGTTGAACTTATCAAGAATAATCCTCAGATGCACGCCTGCATTACAAGACAGGTGGCCGGTACTCTGAAAGATTCTGTATACGCTAACATGAAATGGGCTATCAACGAACTTGGATTGACGGAAGAATTTGAATGCAAGGTGTCACCACTTGAAATCAAGTATATTAAGACTGGACAGACAATATACTTCCGCGGTCTGGACGATGAAACCAAACTGAAATCTATTAAGCCAGAGTTTGGATACATTGGAATCCTCTGGAAAGAGGAAAAAGATCAAATGAAGGGAGACGCTCAGGAGCGTTCTGTTAATCAGTCAGTGCTTCGTGGTGGCGATGAATCCTATGATTTTTCATCATATAACCCACCAAAATCAAAATCAAACTGGGTAAACAGGATCAAGCTCACGCCTAACCCGAAAAGAGTTATCCATCATTCGAGTTATCTGGAAGCTCCGGCGGAGTGGCTCGGACAGAAGTTTATTGACGATGCAGCGCATCTGAAAGAAATCAATCCAGAAGCCTATGAGCATGAATACCTGGGTGTTCCAAATGGTGACGGTGGAAACGTATTTGAATATCTGGAAATCAGAGATATTACAGATGAAGAGATCAGTCGCATGGATCGTATTTTCGCTGGCGTAGATTATGGATGGTACCCGGATGCCTTCTGCTATCTCCGAACTTATTATGATTCTGCCAGAGAGAAAATATATCTGATTGACGAATTGTATGTAAATAAATGGAGCAACTCCAAGACTGCTGATTGGATCAAGAAAAAAGGCTATGACGATTATACGATGATATGTGATTCTGCGGAACCTAAGTCTGTGAACGACTTCCGGGATGTCGGACTCCCTGCAAGAGGAGCAATCAAAGGCCCGGGGAGTATCGAGTATGGTTTTAAATTTTTACAGACAAAGACCATAGTTATTGACCCCAAGCGAACGCCGAACGCATACAAGGAAATCACAGAATATGAGTATGACAGGGACAAAGAGGGAAATGTAATAAGTGGCTATCCTGATGGAAATGATCATGCAATCTCGGCGCTTAGATATGCTTATGAACCATTGTTTAACAGGAGGGGGTACAGTGCATAATGAGTAAAATAGGAATAGAACTACCGAAAGAGTATTCGGACAGATTTGACAAATTACGCCAGAATCGAGTAGAAGTCAGCTTTTATAAATATGGCACAGCAGCAGACAACTTTGGAATGAAATTAGTAGATGCACTTGAATCACATGATATGTGTATTAAAAAATATAAAGAAACTGGAAACACAGAATATCTTTGCGATGCAGCAAATTATCTCATGTTTGAATTTATGTATCCACAGATTCCGAATGCATTTTTCAAAGCAACAGATAGCGGAGAGAGTGCCGGAGTTGCCGGAACACCAATAAATCAGCTAAAAGAAAAATGGTGACTAAATGGGACTTATAACAACGCTAAAAAGGTGGTTTAACATGATTTTCAAAAAACAAGCCGAAGAGGACTTTAATATCCAGGCGGCAGAATTCCCAGAGATGGAAGCGCTGATTAACCGGTGTGCAAACATTTACAGGGGTGCGCCGGAATGGCTAGATGATAAGAATAACATCAAGACGATTAATTTTGCAAAATCCGTCTGCTCAGAAACAGCACGGCTCGCAACACTGGCGATTGGCATTCAGATAGATGGTTCCGCAAGGGCAACATGGTTACAGGAGCAGATTGACAAGGTATACTTCCAGATTCGGCACTGGGTGGAATATGGATGTGCTTACGGAACAGTACTCATCAAACCGAACGGCGAGAGCCTTGACGTATTTACTCCGGCAGATGTGATTATTGTGGACTACGATAATCAGGAAATCAAAGGGATTATATTTAAGGATTCGTATACTGTTGGACGGAAATACTATACAAGGCTCGAATATCACAGGTTTGTTGAGACCACTGTGGATGGAGCGACAACCTATCCGTATTATGTTTCTAACAGAGCCTATGTATCAAAATCTCCTCAAAGCATCGGAGACAAGATTGACCTTAAACAGACCAAATGGGCTGACCTAATGGCAGATACGCCGCCGATTCTTAAGGCGAACGGGGAGAAGTTGGACGGACCTCTGTACGGAGTTCTACGGACACCACAGGCGAATAACGTGGATATTAACGCACCACTGGGACTTCCGATATTTGCCGAAGCTATCGAAGAGTTAAAAGACCTCGATATTGCATACAGCAGGAACGCCGGAGAGATTTTTGATTCGCAGAAGATTGTCTTGGCAGATGATAGGCTACTGATGCCAAGCGGTACACCTGTAGCAGCCATGTCGCCACAGGGCATGGAGAACAGACGTAATGAGATGAACTTACCGCACTTTGTCAAGAACGTATTCGGACAGGATGAGAAAGAGTTCTATCAGGAAATAAATCCGATACTCAACACAGATACCCGTATAAGCGGCATAAATGCCCTCCTTGGACAGATTGGATATAAGGTCGGATTCTCTAATGGATATTTTGTATTTAATGAAAAAAGCGGAATACAAACAGCCACAGAGGTAGAAGCAGGGCAACAGAGGTCTGTACAATTTATCAAGGACGTAAGAGACCAATTAGACAAAAGCATAAAACAAGTAGTATATGCGTTGAGCGTATATGCAGATTTATATGGATTGGCCCCAGTCGGTGCATATAAAGTTCAGTGCAACTTTGGCGAAATGGCATATTCTTATGAGAGAGACCGAGACAATTGGTGGAAGTATCGCTTACAGGGTGACTGTCCTCCTTGGATGTATTATGTCAAATTCGAAAATATGACAGAATCCGAAGCGAAAGCAATGGTCAAAGAAGCTCAGCCAGACGAGCCAAAATTGTTTGGAGATGAATAGTTATGTTAAGCCCAGAATATTTACGGCAAATTACAGAGGGTAGTGAACAGATAGCAGAAGAACTGCATCAGTACATCATCTCTGAGATTGTATCTCGAATGATGACAAGAATTGGCAGAGGTGAGGACTATATTCTGACCAATGCCGATGCGTGGAGAATCAGAACACTACAGGAATCTGGTGAGCTGCTAGAGGACATTCTGGCAGAATTATCCAGATACACCAAACGTGAACAGCAGGAACTCCTTGAGGCGTTTGAGGATGCTGGAATTACTGCGATGAACTACGATGACAAGGTATACAAGGAGGCAGGACTTAGCCCTGCACCACTCGAACAGTCACCAGCTATGATAAGACTCATGGAGCGGAATATGCTTGCGACTATGGGCGAGTGGAAGAACTTTACACGAACAACTGCAAGTGCCGCTCAGAGGCTCTATATTGAGCAATGCGACCTTGCCTATAATCATGTAATGACTGGGGCAGTTGGATATACGCAAGCCATCAAAGAGGCAGTTAATAACGTTGTGAGTAATGGCGTTACTGTCATATATCCATCTGGCAGAAAAGACACGATCGAAACAGCAGTAGCACGTTCTGTCAGAACCGGAGTCGCACAGGCGTGTGCTGATATTCAGTTAGCAAGAATGAAAGAAATGGGATACGGTTTAGTATTGACATCGGCGCACATAGGAAGTCGCCCAAGTCATGAAGTATGGCAAGGGCAGGTATTTTCCATAGACTGGAAAAAATTAAAAGAAATCAAGCCGGAGTTCTTTCAGGAACGAGATACACCAGAATATCGTAGAATGCTGGAGCGAAAAGCAAGCCACTATCCAGATTTTATTGAAAACTGTCATTATGGCGAAGCTGATGGAATATGTGGAGTAAATTGCAGACATCATTTTTCAGTTTGGGCGGAAGGAATGCCGAATCCCTACGCAGAACTATCGGCACAGGATAAAGCCAACAAAGGCGAACAATACGAAAAAGAGCAAAAACAACGTACTTACGAACGCAGAATCCGCAAAACAAAAAGAGAGGTTCTTGGACTGCAAGCAGGAGTTGACAATGCACCGAACGAAAAGGCGAAATTCGCATTACAACAAGACCTCGACCGGAAGTCTTATCTTTTGCAGAAACAAAATGCTGCATACAAGGCTTACTGCAAGCAGAACGACCTGAGGGAACTGCAAGACCGGCTCATGATAGCGAAGTGGAACCGCCAGAATGCCGCAAAAGCCAGAGGAGCGGCGAAGAGATATAAAACAGCAAAGGGGATTGACTGATGGATAGATGGGAATATTACAATCCGAATCCTGCCGGTAATCGAGTCGGAGATTGCGTTGTCCGAGCAATATGCAAAGCAACTGGTCTTGACTGGGAAACGGTATTTGCCGGATTAATGATACAGGCGTGCGCTCTGTCAGATATGCCAAGCGCAAATTATGTCTGGGGAGCGTACCTCTATAAACGTGGGTACAGACGCAAACTGATTGAACAATCAGAACGATATATCTATACAGTCAATGATTTTTGCACAGACCATCCGACAGGCACGTACATTCTCTGCATAGATGGTCATGTGGTGACAGTACGGGATGGAAAATATTACGATACATGGGATTCCGGAAATGAAGTCCCGGTATATTACTGGGAAAAGGAGTAGCTAAATGAGCATATCAGAATTTGTACAGATTTTCCTTTCTATCTGCGGAGGGGTGTCTATTGTCGGAGGGGCGGCAGCCGTAATCTTTAAATGGATTACCCCGGCATTCCGACTTAATAAGCGAGTAGAGACGCTGGAAGAACATGATAGACGAGATTATGAAAGTCTTCGGAGAATCGCAGAACGAGATTCATTAATTCTGGAAGTGTTGTCGACCATGCTGGATAGTCAGATTAGTGGGAATAATGTAGAAGAATTAAAAAAAACAAAACAGAAGCTTACAAATTATCTTGCGCAGAATCAACGTTAGCATTAATAAGGGGTATGCTCATGAAATTATATGTGTTCACAAAGAAAGATATAGACAGGTTCTTGATAGAGTGTAATTTCACACCGGACGAAGAAAGATTGTTCCGGTTGAGGTGTAAGGAATATACACTCGAATACTGCGCTGAGCAGATGAACGTGAGTATATCCACGGCGAAACGATTAAGCCGGAGGGTGAACAATAAAATAATTAAAGTGTGCTGATACTTTTTGGATACTAATTAGAGCCAGAAACGACCTGTTTCCGGTTCTTTTTTTATGTAAAAATATAATCAGAAAGGCGGTGTATAAGATGGCATTATATAACAATCCTTATCAATATAGTTTTGGCGTTCCTGGGCAGATGAACCAGTTTCAGCAACAGCCTGTCCAGATGCCGGCTCAATCAGTACAGCAACCACAGCAAAATAATAGCGGTATCCTGTGGGTATCCGGCGAAGTCGGCGCAAAATCCTATCTGGTAGCACCTGGGACAAGTGTTTTGCTAATGGATTCAGAATCAGAGAAATTTTATATAAAATCCACAGATGTATCCGGTATGCCACAGCCACTGCGGACATTTGAATACCACGAGGTGGGCTCTCAGATGCCGCCTAAACAGCCTGTTCAGAACATGGACAGTAAATATGTTACTCGACAGGAATACGATGATTTGAAAGGCAAATACGAAGCTATTATAAACCGATTAAATTCATTTTCTGAACCTGTTAGGGCTAATACCGTACAGGAATCAGCAGTCAAGGGAGGAAACGCAGATGAGTAATCCATTATTTAACGCCCTCGGTGGCGGGATGCCGCAGGGAAATGGACCAATGCAGATGATACAGCAGTTCATGCAGTTCAAACAGAATTTTAAGGGAGATCCGAAAGCAGAAGTTGAGAAAATGTTACAGTCTGGGAAGATTTCTCAGCAGCAACTTAATCAGGTCCAACAGATGGCAGGGCAGTTTCAACACATGTTGAAAGGAATGAAATAGTACATTACAATCTGGCCAGATTGATGTAAATACAATAAAGGAGATTATATTATGGATGGAAATTATAGCTTAGCAGATATTGCCGCTGCTACTGGAAATGGTAGAAATAATGACGGCATGTTTGGTGGAGATGGTAGCTGGTGGATTATTGTTTTATTCATTTTTGCTTTCTTCGGATGGGGAAACAACGGCTGGGGCAATAATGGAAACGGCGGCGGATATGTAGCCACAGCAGCTACTCAGGCAGATATTCAGAGAGGATTTGATAATTCCGCAGTAATCAGCAAACTTGACGGAATCAACAGTGGCCTCTGTGATGGCTTCTACGCCATGAACAATGGTATGCTTACCGGATTCAATGGAATCAATACAAACATCATGCAGACCGGCTTTGGCATCCAGCAGGCTATCAATGCCGATACTGTAGCTAATATGCAGAATACAAACGCGCTCCAGGCACAGCTTGCAAACTGCTGCTGTGAAACCAGAGAAGCGATCCAGGGCGTGAACTACAATATGGCACAGAATACCTGTGCATTGCAGAACACCATGAACAGTAACACAAGAGACATTATCGACAGCCAGAACGCCGGAACAAGGGCAATCCTTGATTACCTGTGCAACGAAAAGATATCTAACTTGCAGGCTGAAAACAATGACCTCAGACGCGCTGCTTCTCAGGATCGCCAGAGTGCATTGCTCACAACTGCAATGGCTTCACAGACACAGCAGCTTATTAATGCGATTAATCCGGCACCGATCCCGGCATATCAGGTTCCTAACCCGAACACATATTACGGATGCGGATGTAACACCGGATGCAATTGTTAATAACTTCATATCGAGAGTATCTTTCGACTGATTCGAATGTCGGCTTATGCCGTATTACACAGAGGGGCAGGCTGAGACCTGTCCTTTTGTGATATGAAAGGGGTAAAAATTATGGCAGAATTTACGAATGTAGCTGCTCAGACCGTAGCAGCAAAAGGGAATGTAGTATTTTCAAACGTGGCAGTTAAAGGTTCTAACTGCATTCAGCACAGAGAGGGAAGTGGAATCATCACTCTGAGAGGGCTTACTAACCAGTGCAAGGCTAGATTTTTCGTGGACTTCTCTGGTAATATCGCGATTCCAACAGGCGGTACAGTTGAAGCTATCTCTTTGGCAATTGCAATCTCTGGAGAACCAGTATTATCTTCTCAGATGATTTCCACACCGGCAGCAGTAGATCAGTATAATAATGTGTCCTCTGGCATCTATATTGATGTACCTCGCGGATGTTGCGTTAATATCGCAGTAGAAAACACAAGCGATCAGGCTATTTCTGTTGCGAACGCAAACATTGTTGTGACCAGAGAAGCATAGGAGGTGTGATTATGAGAGACATTAAAGACTTATGTGCAAGAATTGAAGACGAACTGTCCAAAATCGCTGATAATGGACTGACCACTGGAAATCTGGAAATGACATATAAGCTGATTGATATGTACAAAGATATCAAGAATACGCAGTATTGGGACAAGAAAGTGGAATATTACAATACTGTCCTTGATGAAATGCGTAGCGGATACAATGACGATTACAGCGAACGCGGAAGAAAGCGCGACAGCATGGGGAGATACAGTTCAAATGACGGCAGAATGATGCCGGATTACGATCGGGGCAGTTCTTATGCCAGACGCGGTGAACATTATGCCAGAGGGCATTACAGTCGTTCTGATGGGCGAGACGCTTACGATGACTACATGACACAGAAACAGAGCTATCGTTCCGGCAAGTCTGAGGACTGCAAGAGGAAGATGCTTGCCGCTCTGGAAGAACACCTGGACGAACTCACAACAGAAATGAGTGATATGTCCAAGGATGCGGAGTGCCGGGAGGAACGCGATCTTGTTAAAAGATACGTGGAAAAACTTCGCGATATGCTCTAAAAACGCAAAAAGTGGTAGAGAGGTAGTTAAAATAAATCTGTTATAATGTAATTGTGCAGCAGGAAGCACAAGTAAAACGGTTGTTTTG